GGATAGTTGAACCATAATTCATTAATTGCTTCGCTTGTTTCCTTATTCATTGTTTTCTCCATTTCTTTTTAAGTTTGATACTTTAATAAGTATCTATCTGCACACCCTAAGATGTGCAGTTAGATAGTTACTTACTATCGGTATTGTGTTCTGAATGTTCGCACTCTCCAGATTCACAAAGTTGTGCTAGATATTTTTGCAAGTCAGCATTGTACCAACTACTCATACACAACTCCTTTCTGATTGTTGTTTAAGCGGTATTGATTTGTCATTTTAAGTTATGGTGCTATGCACCGTTCTGCACTCACGCTGGGCAAGTGCAGTACGCTACTAGCTTAAGTTGGAAGAAGTAACTTGTCCGTTAGTCCAAGTAACTGTTCCGCATTTTTCAATGTCGCTTGAGCTACCCTCGTTGTTATGACGCTTAACGATTTGAATATCAAATGTTGTTACGCCGTCTTGGTCTAGTAAAGTAACGTTGCAACCGTGTGGACAATTTCTTTCGCCGTTGGTTGTAATGAAATCTACAATGTTACCGATTGTAGCGTTATCCATACTTCCCATTTCTTGCTCTGCGTCGATTGTTGTTAAGTCCCAGCACTCGCCGACACTCTCTGTATTTCTTAGCATTACGTATGTTTGTGTTATAGCCATTTGGCTACCTCTCTTTCTTTTATAGTTTTACTTAGTGGATTTCTCCATAAGGCGCTCTCTTGCAAAAGCGCCCTAGCAAAAATCAGGTACGTTGTTTTGGATATACACTTGGCTTTGATAAAGCTGGTGTCAAGTGTATGGTGCAGTTTTGTGTCCGTTGCCTACCGTGTTCAAAGCTAGTCCGTATGGATTGTCTATGCAAATGGATTCGCCGTACTAACGGGTGGTGAGTTGAGCAACGTTGTTGCGATTAAAGATTACGCTGACGTGCTGGTCAAACTTCGCTTTTCATAATTGTTGTAATTGCCGTATGGGTTGGGCAACCACCGTACCCGAACGGGACACCGAATCGTAACTCAATGACCGCGCGGGCTGGTTTGCGGGCTTTTGTCCCAAAGCTTGAGGGCTTGATTTTTGAGTCGCGTGAGGCTGGTCGGAGCCCAAGATTCCGCGATTTGCAATTTTTCCGTTTTTTCCTACTTTCTTTCGAGTAAGATAAGTATGGCAAGTTCTAGGGGTAAAGCAACATAACTTGTGGAAACTTTGCAAGATAAGGCTGGTTCTACTAAACTTGGTGGAAATAAGCCTAGATTTGCAGGGTTTTTTGAGCCAAAAAAGAGCTGATTTTTCCGAAAAAAAAATTTAAAAAAATACAAAAAAAATAGCAAATTTAGGTGCAAAAAGTGGCTTGAACTTTGATTTTCGTAGCTGGCTCTGTTGGTTAAAAAAAGGCTGACATACTCACAATGTCTTAGTAAGGTGGTTGTATGGATAATCAAGAAATGAAACTTCGCTATAAATTTTTAGACGACTCCGTCTGGCAAAGGTTGAACCAAGCTCTATCCGTTGGTGCTTACATTGAGGACGCTTGCGTATTTGCTGGGATAAGTTCTAGACAATTCCGTCGTTGGCGTGAGCTGGCTGAAAATAATGTAGAGCCTTATGCTTCTCGCTGGGAGGAAATTGCTAAAAGTGAATCACAAGCTATTGTCCGTAATCTTTTCAATATACAAAACTCTGCTAACAATGGAAGCTGGCAAGCAAGTGCTTGGATATTAGAACGTAAATATCCTGATAAATTTGGTCGTAAAGACTCTCTTAACGTAGCTAGCTCTGGTAATCAATTTGATGTGGAGCTATACTGGTCGGATAATACTCGCTTCATTGAGGGGGAAACTTCCGAAATGTCCGACGAAAAAAAAGAGGATAACAATGGCTCTGCCTGACTTTGACGAAACTAATGAAAAATTTATTGACATAATCCAAGCAAATGGTTTTGTTGAGGAATTTCCTGTTGTTAATGAGATAGATATGTCTGGGTTTGTGGTCTTGCCTATACCAATAGACGTTCTTGAAATGTGGAAAGATTTGTTAGGTGGTAATGGAAGCGACTTTATCGAATAACGGTATTAAAAATTTTAAGGTTAAAATGCCCGAACTTCATAGCGGGCAATTAAATGTTGCTACTTCTAAATCTCGTTTTAAAGTTCTCGTAGCTGGTCGTCGTTGGGGTAAGACTAGGCTGGGTGTCTGGTTGTGTATTGCTAAAGCTATGCAAGGTAAGAAGTCGTGGTGGGTTGCTCCAACTTATTCTATGGCGCTCGAGGGCTGGAAAGAAATCCGTACTCTTGGTGTTGATTACGGTTGTGAAGTTAAAGAATATGAAAAGACTTTATACACCCCAACAGGTGGTCAAGTTACTGTTCGTTCTGCTGATAACCCGTCTAGGCTTCGTGGTGCTGGTCTTGACTTTATTGTTCTTGACGAGTGCGCCTTTATTAAAGAGGACGTCTGGAAAGAAGTTCTACGTCCAACCCTTACCGAACGTCGTGGCGGTGCTTTGTTCATAAGTACGCCTCGTGGTTTTAATTGGTTCTCTAAATTGTTTGACGAAGCTGATACTCTGCCTGATTGGGAACGCTGGCAACTTCCTACTACAACTAATCCATACGTACCTCTTGACGAACTTGAAATTGCTAAAAAAGAAATAGGTAGCTTTCTTTACTCTCAAGAATATGAAGCTCAATTCGTTGAACAATCTGGTGGTCTGTTTAATTCTAATTGGTTTAAGTATTTTAACTTTACGCAAGAACTTCGCTTTGACGAAAACGGTTATGAAAAATGGTTTAAGCAAGTGGAATTTGATAATAAGTCTGTTGATGTATCTGATTTAAAAATAATTACAACTGTTGATTTAGCTACTTCAACAAAAGAATCTGCTGACTATACCGTTGCAACTACGCTTGGCGTAACTCCGTCTAATGAAATCTTGGTGCTTGATGTTGTAAGGCAACGTCTTGAAGCTCCGCAAGTTCTTAAAATGTTAGAAAGTGTTTATGCTCGTTGGGAACCGTCTGTTATTGGTATTGAACGTGCTGGCTTTCAACTTGCCTTTATTCAAATGGCTAGGCAACAAACACAACTTCCTATTCGTGAATTAAAAGCTGATAAAGATAAATACTCTAGGGCGCTTCCTCTATCTGCAAAGCTTGAAGCGGGACAAATCTATTTCGATAAGTCTGCTCAATGGGTTATGGATTTAGAAAAAGAGCTTCTACAATTTCCTGCTGGCGAACACGACGACCAAGTGGATAGTCTTGCTTATGGTGTGCTACAATTAGCAAGAAAAAAAGAATATAGGGCTTACTAATGAACACGTGGAATTGGCTTTGGTTGGGTGGTTCCTTTGGGTGTGTTCAGCTACCCGCCTTAGCCGAGAGGAATTTAATTTATGGCTGATAATAATAGGCGAACTTTAGGCGACATTTTGTTTGGTCGTGCTAACGTTCGGGACGAAAGAAAACGTTTTAACTTCTTTAATGATAACGATTCTATGTATAACAATGTTTCGTTTATTCAGGGCTGGCAAACTCGTGCTGGTTCTTGGGAAGTTGAACAAATGGGTAATGGTGCTTCTAACTCTGCCGTAGTTTCCTGCTTACAAGTTCTCGGTTTATCTTTCTCTGAAGCTACTTTAAAAGTAAATCAATATGACAATGAGGGTGTCGCTCAAGAAATTGCTAACCACCCGCTAACTAAATTAATGCGCCGTCCTAACCCGTATATGTCTGGCGATATTGTCCAACAATATATTATTAACGCTATGCACGTGTCTGGCGACGCTTACTTAATTAAACAAAAGAACCAAGCTGGACAACTTGTTGCCCTCTATCCTCTTATGCCTGAAAATGTTACGCCTAAAGGTAACGACGAAACTTTAATTACTCATTACGAATATGAAACTAACGAAAGCAACGTAATCATTATGCCCAAAGATATGGTACATATTCGTCTTGGTCTTGACCAAACAAATCATAAAAAGGGTTTCGCTCCACTTCGTACCGTGCTTCGTGAAATCTACGGCGACGAATCAGCTGGTCAAATGGCTACGGCTTTGCTTGCAAATTCTGGCGTACCTAATGTCCTTATCACTCCTAAAGACGATTATGGCGTAACTCAAGACGAAGCTGAACAAATTGCTAACGCTTACAAACAAAAAGTAGGCGGGCGTAATAAAGGTATGCCGTTGGTTATGTCTGGTTCTATGGACGTAAAGAAAATGGCGTTTAGTCCTACTGAACTTGATATTGGAACTTTGCGTAGGGTTCCTGAGGAAAGAATTTCCGCCGTACTTGGTGTGCCTGCAATTTTAGCGGGCTTAGGCGCTGGCTTAGAAAGAGCCACATACTCAAATGCAAAAGAGCTTCGTGAATTTTTTACTGAAAATAAATTGATACCGTTATGGAAACAAGTTGGCGAGGAACTTACCCAACAAATTCTTTTACGCGATTTCGATATTGATACTGACAATTACGCTGAATATGATTTCTCTGATGTTCGCGCTCTGCAAACTGACCAAGACGATTTATTTAATAGGCTCAATGTCGGTGTTCAGGGTGGCTGGATAACTATTGCCGAAGCTCGTGAGCAAGCTGGTCTGCCCGTTGAGGATAAGCAATCTGTTTATCTTATGGACGCTAATAAGATTATCGTTCCTGCAAATGATATGGGCGTTGCTTCTGTAAGTGAAGTTGAAGCTTCTGCTCCTGAATCTACTGTTGAATATGACGAACCTGAAATTGAAACTGAGGACGACGAAGCAAAGTCTTTTGAATATAAAGTGGTTAGGGAAATCGACGGCGAGTTCTGTGTTATTGCGGAGGAATCTGGAAAGAATATGGGTTGCTATCCTACTAGGGAACTTGCTGAAGCTAGGCTCGAGCAAATATCTCGTTATGGCGACGGTTCTAAAATTGCCTTAGGCGACGATTTATTTACAACACAAGAGGAAGCTGAAAAACGTGCCGAACAAATTGGTTGCGTTGGCTATCACACCCAAGATGTCGAGGGTAATTCTTATTATATGCCGTGTGCTTCCCACGAGGAATACGAGGAAATAATTGGAAGCGAAACAAGTTAGCGCACAAGTTCGGGAAGCTCTTAAAAAGAAAGTCGATGAACACAATGAAAAGTTTGGCGATAATCCTGCTAAACGTGTAACACTTGGTATGCTTACGGCGGTATTTCGTCGTGGTGTTGGTGCCTACAATACAAACCCTCAAAGCGTTAGACCGTCTGTTAATTCTGCTGACCAATGGGCATACGCCCGTGTCAATACGTGGCTTCGTGCCGTGCGTACTGGTAAATTCTCTGGCGGTAAATTTGATACTGACTTGCTTCCGTCTGGACACCCGCTTTCAACTCGTGATAAAGGCGCTAAAGGTCTTTACGACGACTTGAACTTTACAATTCCTAAAGGTGCAAAAGAGGAAGCTAAACGCGGTCTTGAGTGGGTTAAAGAATTTGGTAGAGGTGGAACTTCTGTAGGGCGTAACTCCGCTCGTTATATTTTAAACAACACAACTGCTGGTGCTGAAAAAGTTAGGCATATTGCTAAATACTTTCCGCGCCACGAAGTTGATAAAAGAGCTGAGGGTTGGCGTCAAGGCGAAAAAGGTTATCCAAGCAACGGTCGTATCGCTTGGGCGCTCTGGGGTGGAGAAGCTGGTAAAAGCTGGTCGCAAAAACTTGTTAGGGCTATGGACAAACGCGACGAAAAAGCAAATAGCGCCTTTGAACTTATTGCCCGTAGAAATAAACTCCGTGAGGAAAATTGGGAATATAGGTTAAATCGTTTTCGTAATGAAAAAACAAAAGATATTTTATGGAAAGAACACGACAAGCTCCTTACTCAATGGGAAAAAGTAATCCAAAACTTGTTCTTTGATTTATTGCAAAAACAAGATAGACGTATTCTCGCTATGTTAAATCAATACGGCGTTCAACAAATTGGTGTTAATGGTCTTATTGAATTTAGTATCGAGGAAAATACTAAGAGCTGGTCTGCTGATGTTTATGATTATTTCTTATCGTTGGTTAATGACTTTGCTTTCTATCAAGTGGATTTACTCTTGCCCGTTCGTAAGTCTGCTCCGCTTGTAATTCCTACTTATCAAAAAGAAAGTAAAAAAGAAATTATTGAACAGGGCTTCTTTTATCGTTTAGTGTCTGTTCAACAACTTCCTTTAACTAACCTTAGGCAAGACCCTATTGTCCGTGAATATGTTGCTGATTTAATTGACGACTTGTTGCCCGAACTTTCTAAAACTTCTAAAAAAAGATTTGACGCTTCTTTCCGTAAGTCTTTAGAGGAAGCTTTAGAAATGGGGTTGAGTGGTCGTTCTCTACAAAACCACGTAGCTAAATCTGTAAAGAAAATCCTAAGTCAAAAGAACTTGACACGTGCTTTAACTATTGCTAGAACTGAAGCTAACAAGCTTGCTAACTACGGGCGCTTGGTTGGTGCAAAATCAACTCAGATTGTATATACTAAGGAGTGGATTTCTCAACGGGACGGAAAAGTTCGGGACGCACACGTAACGTTAGACGGTACGGAAGTACCAGAGGAACAACAATTTAGTTATGGTGGCTACTTGTTGGATTATCCTAGCGATAGTTCGCTTGGCGCTCCACCTGAGCTGACGGTTAATTGCCGTTGCTTTTTGAACTATCACGAAAAGAGGATTTGAAATTGTTAGATAAAAAAGAATATAGAGCAAAAGATATTTTAAGCTTCGACGAGGAAGCTGGGACGGTTGAAGCCGTCTTTTCTGTTTTCAATGAAGTTGATTCTGACGGCGACGTAGTCCTGCCTAATTCAATTCGGTCTGGTTATGGTAATAAAGGTGTTGCTATGGTCTGGGGACACGATTGGAAAAATATTATCGGTAAAGGCAAAATCGTTCAAGACAACGACAAAGCCGTATTCAAAGGTTCTTTTAATTTAAACACTAACGCTGGTAGAGAAGCATACGAAACTGTAAAAGCTATGGCTGACTTGCAACAATGGTCATTTGGGTTTGAAGTTCTTGATAGCGAAGTAGGTATGTTTCAAAAAGACGGTGGAGAGGAAAAAGAAGTTCGCTACTTAAAAGATTTAAAAGTTTGGGAAGTGTCGCCTGTTATGGTTGGTGCTAATCAAAACACTTCTACTGTTATGTTAAAAAATTTGGAAGCAGAGGAAAATGAAACTACTGACGAAATTGAAAATGGAATTGAGGATTCTAATATTGAGGCTCAAGAAGTTACTAAAAATGTGGGATTAAGGTTTACCGACGAAGTGGATAATGTGCTTATCACAATGACCGCTTTGTTAAAAAGAGCAAAGGAGCTTACTGCCTTACGTCTGGGTAAAGAAAAAACATTATCAAGTGAAAGTGCTGAAGCGCTTGAAAGTCTTAAGGACGCATTACAAGATATGCACCAAGACATTGATACGCTTTTAAGTATTGGTACTGATAATGAAGTATTGGAAAATGAGTTAGACGCAAATGAGTTGTTTAGGGAAACTTCACAACTTCTTGCTGACACTCTCGATTTATAAAGGATAAAGTTATGGCTGACTTGGAAAAGAAAAATGCAGAACTTCAAGAATTAAGAGGTAAATTGCATAAGTTTGCTAGCGAAAAAGACTTCGCTGACTTTACTGCTGAGGATAAGGAAACTTGGGCGCAAATGAACGAGGAAGCAAAAGAACTTGCTGACTCTGTTAGAGAAGCTCAAATCTTTGAAAAAGAGCGTAAAGCTAACGAGGAACTTTTAGAAGCTGGTAAAGTTGTCAATCCACTTCCTATTCACGAGGAAAAAACTGCACAACCAACAACTTTAGGCGACGAAGTAATCAACTCTAACGCTTATAAATCTTATATGGATAATGGACAACTCAACATCACAAGTGAATTAAAATACAATCCAATCTTGGAAAGTAAAACACTTGTAGACGAGGGTACTGCATATCCACCTAAGGTTGTAAGAAGCGACTTGATTTACCCAACCGCTTTAAGAAATCCAAACTCTGTTATTGATTTGTTTTCAGTAATTCCTACTGACCAATATCAATATAAGTATTTGGAAGAAACTACCTTTACTAACAACGGTGCTGAAGTCGCAGAAGCTAACGCTTTCGGCGAATCCGCACTTGCGTTTACCGAACAAACTGAAAACATCAGAAAGTTTGGCGTATCTATTCCTGTAACTGAGGAACTTCTTGCTGACGTTGCAACTGTAAATGGTTATCTTGATTCAAGATTAAGAACTATGTTGCAATTAAGACTTGACTCTCAATTACTTAACGGTAATGGAACTGCTCCAAACATAAGAGGTATATTAAATAAATCTGGTATAAACACATTCGATTACTCAAGCTACTCTGGTAACTTAAAGAGAATTGGACAAATCTATCAAGCAATTACTGAAATACGTAAGGACGCTTTCTTAGAACCAGACGCAATTATAATGCACCCGTCTGATTGGAACGACGTTGTAACCGAAGTAAACGCAGTAACAACATCTGGAGCTTTGAATCCATTGTTCGTTGGTGCTGGTATGTTTAATGGCGCTCCTACATCAAGTATGTGGGGTGTTAAAGTTGTTCCTACAACTGCAATTTCTGCTGGAACTGCATTAGTAGGTGTATTCGGTGGCGGACTTGCTTCTCATATCATCTCAAGAGCTGGTATGGAAGTAGCAATGTCTGATTCACACGACGACTTCTTTACAAAAGATAAAGTAATGATGAAAGCTTCTATGCGATTAGGTTTTGCAATCTATCGTGCAACTGCTTTCTGTTCTATTACTAACTTTTAATAGATAACATTGGTTTTGTTTTCCCACTCGTCTTACGCAAGTGCTTCGGGTGGGGAGCAAACAAAAGGAAAAATTATGAAATTAAAAAAAGATGTTTATGAGAAAGACGGAAAAATTGTTCTTTCAAATGGACACCCAAAAGAATTTGCTGGACAATCTTGTCGTAAGCTTGCTATAGCTGGCGAGGAAATTTCTGACGCTCAAGCAAAAGCTTGGGGTATCAAAGAATCTAAAGCAAAAGAACCAAAAGAAAATAAAGCTAAGTAGGTCTAAATGGCTCACACTCAATACGTTGATAAAGAGGATTTAAAAACGTATTTAGGTCTTTCTGGTTCTGGGCAAGACACGAATATTGATAACGCTATCAACGGAGCTTCACGCCAAATTGACCAATACTGTCGTAGATACTTTTTTCAAGACGAAACTGTTAATGCAAAATATTATACGCCAAACAATTATGTGGAAATTGTAACTGACGATATTTCTACTGCTACTGGTCTTGTTGTATCTCTTGACGATAATGACGACGGAACACACGAAAAAGTTTTAACTATAAATACGGATTTTATTTTACTTCCTAACAATCCTGAATATATTGAAATCTCTGACGCTGAATATCGCTTTCCGCAAAACATTATACGGTTATTGCCTACTCGTTCTAGTGAAAGGTTTGACCCGTTAATTATTAACAATGTAAAAGTAGAAGCTAAGTTTGGCTTTGTTAAAGTTCCTGAAGCTATCAAACAAGCTACTTTAATTCAAGCTACTCGTCTTTTTAAAAGAAAAGATACTCCGTTTAATGTATTTGGAAATGAACAAACGGGTACTCAAGAATTATTTTCTAAATTCGACCCAGACGCAAAAGAACTTATTAAAGGGTATGTAAAGAAAACATTATGAGCTACGAAGTTGCTGGCTCTCGTGAGTTCCAAAGACGTTTAAAGCTTCAAGCTCTTGCTGGTGTTCATTTAAGAAACTTCTTTTCCAATTACGGAAAACTTATTGTAACTGACGCAAAAAAAACTGCTCCTAGATTTGAGGGTAAATTGCGTGGCTCATTGACTATGCGTCATCTACCTAGCGAGGCTGGTATTCCCGTTGGTATTGAATTGTTTTCTCGTAGTCCTTACGCTCTTTACGTTCACGGATTTTATGACCAAAAGTTTAATTTAAAAGAGCCTTGGAGCAGAAGTAAGCCTCACTACCCGCCAATCTCCGCGCTTCAAAAATGGGCTGACGCTAAAGGCATTAATGTATATGCGGTTCAATCTGCTATTGGTCGTAAAGGTACGCCTTTAATACCGTTCTTTAAAATTGCAATTAAAAATAATGAAGCTGAAAAGAAATTACTTTTAGCTAAAACGGGTGTTAAGATAGAGGCACAATGGCGAGCTGGTCGTCGTGGAACTTTTGGGAAAAAGATATAAATGGCTAATTTAACAAACATAAGAAATGAAATTAAAAACAATTTGGCTAACATAACCTCTTTGTCTGTCTATGGCTATGTGCCTGATTCTGTTGAACCACCTACGGCGGTAGTTGGCGTAATGGACACAATTACGTATGACGATACTATGTCGCGTGGTGCTGATAGGTATTCTGTTCCCGTCTATCTTTACGTATCTCGAGTTGATGCTCAAGATAGTCAAGAAACTCTTGACGGTTATTTGGTGTCCTCTGGTGCTAGCTCTGTTAAAGCGCAAATCGAATCCGATACAACGTTGAACGGGGAAGCTCAATCTGTTAGAGTTGTAAGTGCTGGTAATTATGGTGTGTATGAAATTAACAACATTAATTACTTAGGCGTAGAATTTATTGTTGAGGTAATCGCATAATGAAATATTTAATTAAACAAACATTAATGACGGGTGGTAAAGTTCTTGAAGCTGGTTCTATTGTTGAGCCTAAAGTAATTCCTAAAAAGTCATTGAGCTGGTTGCTTGACCAAGAAATTATTGTAAAAGTTGATAAAAAAATTCAAGAGGATATTTTACAAGCGAAAGTAGAGGAAGAATAAAAATGGGTAAAGGTTCTTACGGTAGTGGTTCAAGACGTGGAAGTAGTCGTCGTGGTAGGCGTGGTTCTGGTAGGAGAAGTAGATAATGGCTTTTAAACACGGTAAAAATTCTAAAGTATTTTTTCATAATAACGATTACTCCTCTTACTTCAATAACGTTGATACAACCTTAACTAGCGACGTTGCTGAATCAACTACATTTGGTAATTCAAGTAAAACTTATATAGCGGGTAATTTAGACGGTACTGTATCTGTTAGTGGATTTTTTGACGCAACTGCTGACGCTACTTTAAATTCTTATTTAGGTGGCTCTGATTTTGTTTTTGCGTTGGGTATTGACGGTATTGACGCTACTGACGGTGTTGTGTTTGGTAACTCAAATGTAACTTCCTACGGTAAGTCATCTCCAGTTGGAGATATTGTTGCTACTTCAATAGATGTCCAAGCTGACGGCGGTTTGTTTGCTGGTAGTGTTTTAGAAAATGCTACTTATACTGCAACTGCTTCTGGTACTGCTCGTGATTATGGCGCTTCTACTGGCGACGGTGGTGGTGCTTTTATAATCGTAACTTCGGCTAGTGGAACTACGCCGACGTTGGACGCAAAAATAACACATAGCGCTGACGATTCTACCTATGTTGATTTAGTAACATTTACTCAATTTACTACTTCAGCTGGTGCTGAATTTAAATCAGTTGCTAAAGGAACTACCGTTAATCGCTATTTAAAGGTGGAGCTAACTATTGCTGGGACAAGCCCGTCCTATGATGTTATAATTGGCTTCGGTAGAAATAATTAATAAGGAGAATATATGGCTTTTGTTCACGGTAAAGACTCAGTTTTTAAACTAGACAACGCGTCTGGCACTTTAACTGATATTTCAAGTTATGTTAATAACGTGGATTTTCCCGCTACAAGTGATATTGCTGAAACAACAACACTTGGTGCTGGTTCTAAGACTTATATTGTAGGTTTAAAGGACGCAACAATTTCTTTTGCTGGACTTTGGGACGCAACTTTCGACGCTATCGCTGGTGCCGTTAGAGGTCAATCTGCAACATTAAGTTTCGAATACAGCCCTGAGGGTACTGGCTCTGGTGCAGTAAAATATACTGGAGAAGCAATTATGACTAACTATGCGGTATCAAGTCCAGTTGGCGACGTTGTCGGTTATAGTTGTGATTTACAAGTTAGTGGCGACGTAACCCGCGCAACACATTAATTAATCTAAGTAAAGGACACAATGGAATTTTTAGATTTAAACAAAATAGATAAACTTCCTGACGTTCCCATTAAAGAAGTAACGCTCGACGATTGGAACGTCAAAGTTAAGATAAAAGGTCTTTCTAAGAAAATGCAAGTTGAACTCGCTCGTATCTCTGGTGCTGAGGGAAGCGACGCATTTGATTATCAAAAAGCTTTACTACAAGCTAGCGTAGTCGAACCTAAGCTAGACGAAAAAGCTATTGAAAGTCTTTATGAAAAAGACGCTACCGTTCTCGATAAATTGTTTTTAGAGATTGCTAACTTAAATGGGATAGGCGGTGATGTTCAAGAGGAAATCTTGAACGAATTTCAAGACGAATAACGAACTCGCTTTTAAATTTCGATTAGCCCGCGACCTTTGTATGACGGTGGGCGAATTATCTACTACAATGTCCTCATTAGAGTTTTCACAATGGGTAGCTTTCTACTTGTGGGAACAAGACGAACAAAATAAACAGATTGCTATGGCGCAAGCTGAAGCGAAAAAGAGGTCAAATAGATAATGGGAGCTGGTGCTGATTTAATAATTAGGATTGCTACTAAGGGTGCAACCTTAGCAAAAACTCAATTAAACAAATTGGGTAAAGAGGGTGGCGCTCTTGGTGGAAAAATGGGCTTACTTGCCAAAGCTGGTATAGGTGCCGTTGCCGTTGGTCTTGTCGCTCTCGCTAAAGGTGCAGTAGAATCCGTCCAAGCTTTTACGAAGTTCGAGGATAAATTAACGCAATCACTTGCGATAATGGAAACTACAACCGCCCAACAAGAACAAATGGCGCGAGTTGCACGTCAAGTTGCTACTGAAACTACTATTGGTGCTACTGAATCTGCTGAAGCTTATTTCTTTCTTGCTTCTGCTGGTCTTGACGCTGAACAATCTATGTCCGCGCTTCCTCAAGTTGCAAAGTTTGCTCAGGCTGGTATGTTCGATATGGCTACCGCTACTGACCTCGCAACCGACGCCCAATCTGCACTTGGTCTTACTGTTAAAGACGCACAACAAAACTTAATGAACTTAACTAGGGTAACTGACGTACTTGTTAAGGCTAACACTCTTGCTAACGCTACCGTCCAACAATTTTCTGAAGCTCTTACAAATAAGGCGGGTTCCGCATTAAAGGTAACTAACAAATCAATCGAGGAAGGTGTTGCGGTTCTTTCTGCCTTTGCTGATAGAGGTGTTAAAGGTGCAGAAGCTGGCGAAAAACTTAATCAACTTTTAAGAGATGTAACTCGTGCCGTAGGTAAAAATGCTGACGAATTTAAGAAAGCCAATATACAAGTTGTTGATAATGAGGGCAACTTAAAGAACTTAGCTGATGTTATTGCTGAACTTGATAAGGGTATGTCTGGTCTTTCTGACCAACAAAAAGCCGTTTTACTTGACCAGCTTGGCTTGAATAGAGGTGTAGCCGACGCGGTTAAAATTCTTTCGGGTGCTGAGGAGCAAATTAAAAACTATCAACACGAATTAGAAAATGCTGGCGGTATGACGGAGCAAGTTGCACAAAAACAAATGGAAAGCTTTGCGAGTCAAGTAAAGATTTTAAGGAATCAATTAAACAACTTAGCAATTACTATTGGCGAGGACTTGGTGCCGTTCTTAACTAAACTCGTTAAACAAGCTCAAATAACCGTTGAGCGTTTCCAAAATTTTAGAAATAGATTAAATAGTGTTAATGCTCCTCTGGAAGTTATGGGCGTAAAAGTTAAAACCATAGCTAAAGTTTTATCTTTTGCTTTCTTTCCCGGAATTTCTTTAGCCGTTACTGGTTTGAAAAAATTGTTTAAATGGGTTGGTAAAAATAATGACCAATACCAAGCAAACATAGAAAAAGCTACTCAACTTACTGACGCTTATAAGAGGCAAGCTTATTATCTTGGGTTCGTTGCTCCTGCTACTGAAACTGTTGCCGAGGAAACTATGGACTTAAATGATATTTTAGACGGAACTAATTATACCGTCGAGGAACTTACTAGCTTGCTTGACGATAATGGTATTGCTCTTGACGATAATGCAAAAGAGGCTCTTAAAACTGCTGAAGCTTACGAACAAGGTTTGCTTGGTGGTATTCAAGAAGTTATTGACGCCCTACAAGCATTTGAGGATAGGCAAGAATCTATTAATCGTGCTGAAACAAAAAGAAACAAAGCTCTCAAAGAACAAACTCGTGCTGAACAAGAAGTTCAAACTGCTACTGAAAATTTAGATAACGCTAAACGCCGACTTCAAGAAGTTCAAGGGCTTGGCGCACAAGTAACTGCTGACGAGGAACTTGCTATACTCCGTCAAAAACAAGCTATACAAGAACTTACTGACGCTCAAGACGGAAGCCGTGAAAAAGAATTAGAGCTTCAAGTTGCTAAAGCTGAACTTACTCGCTTAATCGAGGAATCTGTTGCTATCTCTCGTGAGGAAGAAGAAGCAATTAGGGCGGTTGAACAAGCTGAAAAAGATTTAATAAGTGCTGAGGAAAAGAAAACTAAAGCTATTGAAAAAGTTCAAGAGGCACAAAAAGCATTAAACAAATTAACTGAACAATCAATTATAAATACTCTTGAACACGCACAAATGCAAGAAGCTCTTAACGAAGCTATGAAAGATTTCGGTAAAGGCACAAAAGGTTATGAGGACGCTCTTAATAAAATAGCTGACCTTACTGGCGTAAAAGTTGAGGATATGATTAAAAGCTACGACGCGTTGTTTGCAAGTGTCAATCAATTTGGTATGGCTATTCCTACTGCCCAAGATAATTCAAGTTCTGGTGGTGGTGGAAATGGTGGCGGTACTGGTGGCGGTCTTAAGTTCCCAGCAAGCGGGGGTAATGCAATTCCTGATATAAGTGGTTCTCAATTTTTGAAAACACAACAAGCTGGTTCTACAACTGTAATTACTGTTAATACTGGTTCTGTCTTAGGAACTGAAAAAACTATTGAGGACGCGGTTGCTACTGCTCTCCAAGAGGGTGCAAGACGTGGAATTAATGTGGTATTTTAATGTCTGTTGCTTTTGACTCTAATGTTGATTTAACTGTTGAAATAGGTTTTGACTCTAATCCATTTGACGCAACGCAATCTTTTACTGACATAAGTTCTTATGTTCGTGAATTTACAACTAAACGTGGTAGGCAAAATGAATTAGGACAATTTGTTGGTGGTACTCTTTCTTTGCTTTTATCAAATGCTGATAATAGGTTTAATCCAAACAACACTTTAAGTCCTTATTATGATTCAACAAATGCAATTACAAAAATACAACCCTATAAAGTTGTTAAAGTTACTGCTACTTATGACTCTACTAATTATGTTTTGTTTTACGGCTTTCTTGATACGATACCCGTAAGCTATCCAGCAATTGGTTCTGACTCTGTTGTTCAATTTAATTGTGTTGATGCTTTTAAGATTTTTAAATCACAAAGCTTGAATACTACTGGCTGGCTTCTTGGTCGTAGTGGGTTTTCTGAATTAGGTATTTCTACTGCTCTTGGTTATATTGACGAACAAGAATTATCAAGCGCTAGAGTATCTCGTATTTTAAATGCTATTCAATTTCCGTCTGCTTTGCGTGATATAAATACTGGTATTCACGAAGTTCAACAACAAGCCCTTACAAAAGATGTCCTGTCCGCTATTCGTGAATGTGAAATTGCTGAAAATGCACAATTCTTTATAAGCGCTGACGGTAAAGCTACTTTTAGAAATCGTGATTATAAATTGTCAAACGTAAAAGCTACAAACGTTCAAGCTTATTTTTCTAATAGTGGTTCTAATTTACCTTATGTTGATGTTAAAACTTCTTTTGATATTAACGAGGTGCGCAACGTTTATAAATGGACTAGGGCTGGTGGAACCGAACAAAACATTAGCGACGCTAACTCGGTTCAAAAATATAGACCAATAGCAAGCGTTCAATCTACTATAAATATTTCTGACGCTGAAGTTCTTTCTATTATTGAACAAAAACTTGCCGAAACTTCTATACCTATTGTTCGTATTGATTCTCTCAAAGTAAATCCTAGACAACATACTGACATTTGGGAAAAAGCTTTAGGCTTAGAATTTGGCGATAGAATTTCTGTCAATATTGTAAATCCCGATAATTCTAGCTATACTGACGAATTATGGATTGAAAGTATTAGCCATACGGTTAATGCTTCCGCGCAAACTTGGTCTTGGGATTTAACATTAAGCCCTGCGGGTGCTTCTGGCTGGGTACTTGGACAAGCAAAGTTAGGCGAGGGAACGAGGTTAGTTTATGCGTAAAGGAAAATTTTAAATGGGAGCTGGTTTTAAAGTTTGGGCTACTGGCGATTTAATTAACGCTAACGATTTTAATAATTATATTCAAGAGCAAGTCGTTATGGTTTTTGACGACGCTTCTGCTCGTTCAACTGCCGTTACTTCTCCTGAGGAAGGAATGTTTGCATACTTAAAAGATACAAATACTTTAACCTACTATGACGGAAGTAGCTGGGGTTCTTATATTGGCGAGGGAGATATTTCGGCGGTAAATGCAGGAACGGGTTTATCTGGCGGTGGAACTACTGGAGCCGTTACCGTTAATTTAGACGCTAACTCTCTTTCAAGTGTAACTGCCGTATCTACGGACTTTGTTGTTATTGAGGACGCTTCGGATAACTCTACAAAGAAAGCTCTTATTAGCGACATAATTGACCAAGGAGATATTACTGGTGTAACTGCTGGCGACGGTCTTAGCGGTGGTGGAACTTCTGGAACTGTAACTTTAGATTTAGACTTAAATGAATTAACAGGCGCAACTGTTGATGTAGCTTCCGATAGCGTTGCAATTATTGACGCAACTGATAATAGTTCTAAAAAAGAAACAATCGCTGATTTAGTTGCTGGTATTACTGGTTCTAATCTAACTGCTACTAGCGGTGTAATCGCTCTTGACATAGACGCCGAAGTCGATTTCAATGACCAAACCGCTAAAGAAATTGTTTTAAAAGATTATGCTGAAACTGACCAAACTGTAACTTCTGGTACTACTCTTTCTATTGATTTAGCTAACGGAAATACTGGACAATTAACTATTGGACATAACGTTACCGATATTGATTTTACAAACGTCCCAGCCAACGGCGTTTCAACTTTTACTTTAATCTGTACTCAAGACGGTACTGGTTCTAGGACAATGGCAATAAATGCGGTTACTGTTAATGGTGGTGGAAACGTAACTGCAAAGACACCCGGAGCCTCTGGTTTAACTTTAAGTACGGGCGCTAACGATATAGATTTATTAACTTTTATTTTCATTGACGCTGGAACACCAATGCTGGTTTCTCAATTAGACTTTGCGTAAAAAATGCCTTTAGGTATTGCAAGAGCATTAGCGATTTCTGGAGCTGGCTTCTCGCCAATCGTTGCTTCTGGTGGTAGCACAAGCACATACACCGAAAGTGGTGCCGAATATAAAGCACATACTTTTACTTCCTCTGGAACTTTTTCTGTTAGTGATGTTGGTTCTGAGGGATTACTTGAAATATTAGTTATCGCTGGCGGAGCAAGTGGAGGAGGCGGAGGCGCGACCGATACTGGCGGAGGCGGTGGAGCTGGCGGTGCATTATTAGAAACTTTAACTTTAACTGCTACTGGTAGCTACGCTATCGTTGTTGGCGGTGGCGGTGGTGCTCAACGTTGGCGTTCAAGCGGTGGTAACAATGGTGGCGAAAGCACTATTTCTAATCCAAGCGCAACTGTAATTGCAAGAGCAAGACGTGGAGGAGCTGGTGCGCCGTACGCAAGTAATGGTACTAGCGGTGGTTCTGGTGGCGGTTCTGGAGGCACAACTCGTACTGGTGGTGCTAGATTATTTGATACTGTAAATTTTCCCTCAACTGCTCAGGGTAACTCTGGACACCAAGCTTCTGGCTCACAAACGGGTGGCGGTGGTGGTGGCTATGGTGGAACTACTGGCGACTCTACCAATGTTGCTGGCGGTAATGGTCAAGCTGGTATAACAAATACTTATAGGGACGGTTCATCTGATAAATACGCTGGCGGTGGCGGTGGCGGTGGTAATTCGCCCGGAAGTGCTTCGGCTGGTTTTGGTGGTACTAACGGTACTGACACAACGCAATCTGGTAACGCTTCTGCAAATACTGGTTCTGGTTCTGGTGGTTCTGGTGGTGCTGATAATTGGGCTACGGGAAGTGGTGGTTCTGGTATTGTAATTGTTAGATATTTGACGGGTAACTAATGGCGCATTTTGTAAAACTAAGTGATAGTAATGTTGTTGAGGAAGTTATCGTTATTGACAATTCTGTTTTAGACGACGGTTCTGGCTCTGACAATGAACAACTTGGTAAGGATTATATTGCTAATGATTTGAAATTGTCTGGTAATTGGATTCAAACTTCTTACAATAATAATTTTCGTGGTATGTATGCTGAAATTGGCGGTACTTATAATGAAACATTTGATAAATTTGTTCCAGCAAACGGTATGCTGGATTCAGAGGGAAACTATCAAGAAAAAACTTAAGGACACACAATTAAAAAACTTGCAATTATAGGTAAAGGTACTGCGGGTTCTTTTGCCTTGAATCATTTTTCTTATTATACAAATTCAAAAGAATTGGAAATTGTTTGTTATTACGATAGCAATATAAAGGAGCAGACCGTAGGAGAGGGAACTACGGTTGATGTTCCTGAAACTTTATACAATCAACATAAATTAGAGTTTCACGATATTTTTGAAAAGCTGAACGGTCATTTTAAAACGGGTATTTACTATAAGGGCTGGGGTAAGCAAAATTATATGCATACTTTCCCAATGCCTAATGTTTCAATTCACTTCAACGCGGTAAAGCTTCAAAACTTGTTGCAAGAATTAAATAAAGACCGTGTAAAGTTTATTGATAAAAATGTTGAACATAAAGATATTGACGCCGACTTTATTCTTGATTGTTCTGGTAAGCCTAAAACTAATGAAGCTTTTAACAAAGCTAAATACATACCCGTTAATTCTGTTGTTGTTGCCCAATGTCAATGGGAAGTCCCAAAGTTTTATTACACAATTTGTGAAGCTTATAAAAATGGTTGGATATTTGGTATTCCCTTACAAGATAGAATTAGCTTTGGTTATCTTTACAACGAAAATTTAAATGACAAAAACTTTATTGAACAAGAACTTAAAGAATATATTGACGGTTTTAATTTAAAAGTTAATCAAGTTAATTATTTATCTTTTGGTAATTATTACCGTAAAGTAAATTATTTTAAACGCGGTGCTTTTAATGGTAATGCAAGCTTCTTTCTTGAACCAATGGAAGCTACAAGTATCGCTACAATCGACGATATTAATAGAAATGTTTATGATTTATTGTTTGAAATAAATACATTAAAAAATATAAATAAAAAATATAACGAGTGGTTTAAACAAGTTCAAGATGTTATTACTCTGCATTATCTTGCTGGTAGTAAATACGATACAGACTTTTGGAAGTTTGCTAAAGAACTTGCTTTTGATTGTGTTGAAAATAAATCTGATTTATACAAACAAATAATTAAAAATCTTGACAATGAACATTTTGATTTTAATGGTAATTATGGAACTTGGGGTATGCACTCTTTTAGGCAAAACGTTTCAGGGCTGGGAATTTCTAATTTACTATGATACAATTTTCAAATGAAACTCAAATTAATAAGAATCTCTAGTCAAGCTGATTCTACTAATGGTGTTCTTTATATTGACGACGAATTTGCTTGCTTTACTCTCGAGGACGAACAAAGAGAAATAAAAGTAAAGAGCGAAACTGCTATACCTTTAGGTATTTATAAAATTGAATTTCGTAAAGTTGGTGGCTTTCATACTCGCTATGCTTCTAGGTTTCCTGATATTCACGAGGGTATGTTGGAACTTCAAGACGTCCCGAACTTTGAATATATTTTAATTCATTGCGGGAACACCGACGAGCATACGGCTGGTTGTATTCTTGTAGGCGATTCTCAAGAAAATAATGTTCTTATGAAAGACGGGTTTATCGGTAAATCTACCCAAGCTTATAAACGCATTTACCCTCGAATAGCTTCTGCTTTAAAAAACAATGAGGAAGTAACTATCGAAATAGTTGATGTTCGTTCTTTAAAAGCTGGTTTAAATGGTGTAAGCAATAAGCAATCTGACGAATATATTTCTAGCAAAATGGTCTGGGATAAGCTGGCTGAGATAAATGGAAATCTAAAGTCAATTGATGTAAAGTTAGACGGTAAGAAAATAATTTAAGGATAACTTATGGCTAAAACTAATTGGAAATCTTATTGGAAATTTATGTTAAGCAAAGCTTTTCGTACTGGTTTACAATCTGCTATTTCTCTCTATCTTGCTAATTCATCTGGATTAATTGACGCTGATATGGTGCAACTACTTGCCGTATCGTTCTTATCTGGATTTATTACTGTAATTCAACACGCCCTAGAACAATATAAACCTGCACAAACTTACGACGGGTAGTTTATGAAAGCTACTGTTAATCTAAATCAAATATTACAGGGTGGTCTAGCTGGCTTGGTAGCTTGGCTTTTTAAAACAGTTAATGACTTGCAACAAGAAGTTGCCGTTCTTATGGTTCAAATTACTGACGCTAAAGACGATTTAATTAATTTAGCTTTACGTGAACAAGAACTTAATTCTGCAATTACTGAAATATTAATTAAACTTGGTGGCTAATGGAAGTTCTTAAAGAAACTATTGAGGATTGGTCTAAGCCATTTGTTGCTTGTTTGCTTGGTATGACTTCGGGTATTGATTTATCTTTAGGTCATTTATTTATTGCAACTAAAACTGCAACAATTACTTTGGTGCTTGGTCTTATAATAAAGAAAGTTAAAGGCTCTTAATATGTGCGAATGTGAACCTAAACAAAATGATAATGGAACGTGGATTACAATTTGTAATTGTGAATACCCGTCTATGTAATATGAACGTTTGTGAAAATGATTGCGCTTATAATTGTATTTGTGAGGATTAATTATGGCTGACAATGGTTATACACAAAAAGAAATGACGGCAAAAATTATGCTTGATATAGAAAAAATATTTAACAAATTAGACGAATTGCAAAAAGATATAAATACTCGTCCTACTCGTCAAGAAATTTATGGCTGGATTATTGCTGGTATTTCTATTGCTACTTTGATAACAATTTTAATGTAGCTGATTTCCTCGAACATTTGTTCTACAATTTAAGTATGAACAAAGACGTTGAAAGTCTTATTTCTAAAAGAAAAGACGTCCAACACAATGAGGATTTAGGTAATAACTTTTATCCGTCTGGCTGGAAGCCCGAAGCTTCTTTCGACGAAGCAAGCAAAACGGGTTCTATTACGCATATTCAACCCAGCGATAATAATTTTAAATATGATTCTTTGTTATCTGAGTGGGGTTTTGACCCGAAAGAATTTTACATAGATAAAGATACAATTAAGTTTTCTACTTGGAACGCTCAACAAAAAGGTGGAGCTATTGTTGATATGTACGCTTTTAAGGCAATCATTAAGAAAAAAAATCCTCACCACGATAAATATTTTAAGAAGCTCCTTAAAGAAGTTAAGAACAAAAAGCCCGTTCAAGTTAAGTCTGGCGGTAACTGTTCTTGGTTTTTCTTTATGGCTGATTGGCAACTAGGTAAAAAAGATTTAGGAAGTAATGAAACTGTTAAATTAATTAGGAAAGCTATTGCTAACGGTAAAAAACAATTAAAAGATTTAAAGAAGTCGGGTTTTGAAGTTAAAGAAATTTATTTAATTGGACTTGGCGACTTAATTGAGAACTGTTATGGCTTCTATGAACATCAACCCTTTAACGTTGAATTAACTCGTACGGAACAAGAACATCTTACGCGTGTAATGATTCTTGAAATACTTGACGCTTTCTTGGGACAAGCTGAGTCTATCGTTCTTGGTGGCGTTGCTGGTAATCACGGCGAACATAGGGCTGGTAAAGGTTCTATCGTAACTAATCGACTTGACAATAGCGATACTGCGCAAATACAAATTGTTGGCGAAATAATTGCTGGTCGTGAAAGATACAAACACGTTAAGGTAGTTGTTCCTGACGACTTCCATTTAGTCCTCGAAACTTACGGCAAACGTATTGGCTTCACGCACGGGCATATGACGTCTGGTGGTGGCGACATTTGGTCAAAGATTGAAAAATGGTGGAAAGGTCAGATGTATGGCTGGCTTCCAGCTGGTACTTGCGAACTTCTGGTAACGGGACATTATCATCATTTGCGTATTGTTGAACAACTTGGGCGTACTTGGTTTCAAGCTCCTAGTCTTGACCAATCTATTGAATTTAAAGCTCGTACGGGTAATATGACGCGTAATGGCGTTCTTTCTTTTACGGTTAATGAAAATGGCTGGGATAATTTGAAAATTCTTTAGTGCATATAGAACTAGAGCATAAAAGCCTAAAAACGCTAGCTTTTGCATTTTTCTTACCTTTATTACTGCATTAATGCAAAAATTTCCGCTTTACTAAATAACAAAAGCCTAATTTTACTAAGGTTTTACTAATGCAATAGAGCATTAGAGCTTTTTGCTAAAAGCCTAAATTTACTAGGGTTTTGCGTTTTTGATACCTTTATTAGAGCATTAGAGCAAGTCCTAATTTTACTAAGGTTTTTCTTTTTGCTTTCTTGAAAAAGTCCTAAGAGGTGTAATAGAGCATTATAGCTTAAAATAGGGCTGATTTTTTTGGCTTACTAAATTTAAAAGCCTAATTTTACTAAGGATTTATTTTTTCTTAATGCATTGGAACTATTGCGGAAAGTCCTAATAAACCTAGCTTTTTGGTTTTTCCTACCTTTATTAGTACAATAGGGCTTATTTATTCTAAATATTTTTGAAATATTATTTTTTTTTTATTATTATGGGAAGTGCATAAGGAGATAAAAATATGGCTGAAATAGTCGCAATAGAAAATAGTATATGGGGTAAGCCTGTGCTTTGGAAACGGAACGAAGCTGGAGCTTTGTTTAGCGAACCATTGCCTAACGGGATTACTCGTCTGGAGGATAGTGTTAAATCTGGTAGCGCCTCTGCTGAGTTGCCTACTACCGAACACGCTCACGCCTGATACTCTCGACTCGTATCGGGTTTGTCAAGAACAATCTTTAATAATAGAACACGTTATTGAGTGGCAACCGCTAGTAGAAAAATATTTCGACGACGCTGATGTCGTAAAAGCTCTTACAATTATTTATTGTGAAAGTTCAGGACGTCCGTCTGCTATAAATACAAATTCAAATGAAAGTAAGGACATAGGCTTATTTCAATTTAATGACTTCACTTGGAATTGGCTTAAAGAAAAATTAAAGATTAAAGATACTAGGTATAATCCTGAAACTAATGTAGCCGTAGCTTCTTGGTTGGTTTATAACGACGGCTGGTTTCATTGGAACGCTAGTAAGAAATGTTGGGGGAAATATGACGGTTGAACAATTTTTATTAATTATTATTTTAGTGATACAAATTGTAACTTTTCGATTAAAATAAAACACAATAAGGAATTTATGGCTGAACAATTTGCGGAAGTTGATGTAAGGGATTTAAAAGAATATCCTGACAACGCTCGTATCGGCGACGTAATTGCAATTTCTGAATCTCTTTTAGAAAATAAACAATACCGCCCTTTAGTCGTCAATCGTAAAGACAATGTTATTCTCGCTGGTAATCATACTTACCGTGCTATTAAACGCTTAGGCTGGGCGAAAGCTCTTGTCTGGTATGTTGATGTTAATGACCAACAAGCAAAACAAATTGTACTTGTTGATAATAAATTAAATGACGACGCAACTTACGATTATGAAAAACTTGAAAAAGCTATTAAAGAATTACAAGATGTTGGAGAGTTAATTGGTTCTGGTTATACGGCTGATTCGGTTGCTGAACTGCTGGATAATGTTGAGGCGGAAGTTCCGTTTATTCCGCCTCAACGCCCTAAAGCTGAAGCTAATGTAACTCCTGTATTAGATATCGTTCTTTTGTTAAATGACGAAAAGTTTGATAAATATAAAACTGCTATAAATATTATTTCTGATTATTTTAAATGCAATCCAACTACGGCTGGTTTAAAAGCCGTCGAGCTTTACGCAAAGAAAGTTGAAGCAAATGAAGTATGAAATAAAAGAAGTTGATATTAATTCTTTAAAAGAATTTCCTAACAATCCTCGTTCTAGTGATTTAGAACCTATAAAAATATCTTTAGAAAAACACGGGCAATATCGTCCGCTAACTGTAAATCAACACAACAATCAAATTCTTACTGGTAACCATACTTGGCTTGCTATGAAAGAACTTGGCTACAAAACTTGTAATGTAATGTTTGTTGATGTCGATGAAAATAAAGCACGTAAAATTGTTCTTGTTGATAATCGTATGAACGAGCTGGCTTCGTACGATAAATCTAAATTATCTAATATGCTTGGCGACCTTATGGAGCTGGGCGAATTGTTTGGTACTGGTTATTCTGCTGACGAAGTTGATAATATGTTTGCTGAAACTGAACAATTAGAGGAAACTGACTTCGAGGAATTTACTGGTGGTTTTGCTTTGAGTGAGGACGAAATCGCCGACATAGAAAAACGCATACAAACGCCTACTGAAAAAAAATCGAGCGAACGCCTTAATGAAATTATTTTGGCTTTATATAAAGAGGAATACGATAAGTACCAAGAAAATATACAAATAATTTCTAATGGTCTTTCCATAGGAACTACTGAAGCTTTGTTCTTATCTGTTATTACTTTGGCTGACGAAATATCAGCTGGTCAAGTTAATCGTCCTACTTTGTTAAATAAAATATTTAAAAGTGGAAATTAAAGACGAACAAGTCTTTGTCGATTATTTAGAATTTCATAATAATCAAATGCTATCTAAAGATATTGACCCTGTTTATCCTGTCCTTAAATACACTTTGGATTCTTTAAATTTAAATATTGAACAGAAAATGTGGTGTATTCTTTTGTACGTTGCTTATTACCAAATTGGTTCTGGGTTTAAAGCTTTTGAGGAATATCCATTTATTGAAGTTCCCGATACCTGCTTGTCTTTACCGTGCGAAACTGAAAGGCGTAATCATCGCGTACCCGAAAGGCTTGCAAAACATTTTGAAAGCATTGTTGATGTAGCTTATTGGAACGGTAGTTTATTTTCTTATTTCTCTAAAGGCTTTACTTTTAATAGACGTGAAAATTGGCTTCTATTAAATGAAAGGTTAATGAAGTTCTGGGGTAATGGTCGCTGGGCTGGTTATAAAACTGCTGAAATATTTATGAAAGTTCTTGACTTTGATGTTGAACCTACTGATATGGGACACAATGGAGCGTCTGGCTCTAGGCGTGGTCTTGAAATATTATTTAATAATGTGCCGTCTGGTAATTCCAGTAATGATATTAAGGAACTTGATTTATTAAGTAATGAACTTGTCCTAACTATGAACGACCGAGGATATCACGCAACTATTGAAACTGCTGAAACATCTCTTTGTGATTTTAATTCTAAATTAAAAGGGCGATACTATACGGGAATTGATATTGATAAAATGCAAACCGCCTTAAAAGAAGTACCTAGCAAATATACGGATTTATTATTTGAAGCTCGTAAAGAAACTTTACCACATCAATTTCTTGGCGAGTTAAATAATTGGGACGGTGTAAGGAAAGATGTTAAGCTTCGGTCTTGAATTAGAACTTCCTGATATTGATACCTCTGTTGAAATACCAGAGGAACTTGGCTCGTACGATAGGCAAGATTATACAATCGTAAATAATTGCGGTGTTGCAAATGACAATTTAAAAAAATTTGTATTAATTGGTTCTGAAATAAATACAACTCCTACTGAAAGTGTTATTGAACAATTACATATTGTTGAAAAGCTTTACAAATTGTTTGATACAAAAACAAATCATAAAAGTAATTTGCATATTCACGTGGGCGTTAATGATATGTTGCACTCGGTTGAAATGATTAAAGAGTTTCAATTCTATGTAAATAAATACGAGGACTTTGTTTATTATTTTATAGACCCAATGCCCGTTCCTAATTCTGAATTAATGAGGCAAAGAATTGCACACGTAAGAAAATCACATCAAACTAAATTAACTCGTGAAGCAAAGAAACTAATTGCAACTGCGCGTAATCACTCTCAATTAAGGAATGCTCTTGCCGTTAATCGTATTAGTAGGCGAGCTGGTATAAATTTAAAAAGCTTGTATTCAAATGGAACGATTGAATTTAGACATTTTTTTGGAACAGACGATATACAAGAATATGCTTCCGCTCTTGTCTGGTGTGAGCATTTTGTTAAGTGCTTTCTTTCTCAAAGAAATCCATTTGCAAGTTTTGAAAGTATGAATTTAAAACTACCGCGTATGGCTGAGTTCAACGAAACTTTACAACTTGGTTTTGAATTTACAAATAAAAAAGTTAAAGAAAAATTTGGAGAAGCTGAATATCTTAAACGCTTACAATTTATGAAAGAAAGGGGAAAAGTTGAAGCCAAACATCTTGGTAGTATGTTCGGGTAATATAAATCGTTCTGCCGTTGCCGAACAAATGTTTAAAGACAAAGGTTATACAAATGTTGATTCGGCTGGGTTAGGTAAAGGCGCGTTAAAAGGTCTGCCCGCTACTAAAAGAATTATGAACGCGTATGGGAAATTTTTTGAACACAAAAGTAAGCAAGTTGATTTCTTGTTAGTTGAGTGGGCTGACGTTATTTATTGTATGGGTAGTGGTCAAGTAAGTAAGCTCAATAAAAAGTTCTTAACTAACAAAGCTCGTAGGCTGGCTGATTACAATATTGCTGACCCGCATTTTACGAAAGAATATGCGCTAGCGGTTGTTCAAATTAAAAAAGAAGTAGAAAGGATATTATGCGAATTGGAATAATTGGAAATGGAATAGCTGGCTCTATGGCTAAAAAGATTGCTATTAAAAATGGTTATGAAGCAAAAATTCACTCGACCAATAGAGATGTTGCTTCTCGTTCTGCGCTGGCTACGATACGTCCTACTTGGTTTTCAAAAGACCAAAGGGCAAACATTGAGGAAAGCTGGGCTTGGTATGAGGAATTTGGCGCTACTGTAACTCGTTCCGCTTGGGTAAGTAGTTGGCGTAATGATAAAGTCGTTGAACAGGATTCGTGGTGGCTGGTAAATCCATTAAGCGTTTTAGAAGCTCCTGATTATCTTTCTGAAGTTTGGCATATTGACCAGATTAAAAGGTTTGGCTATGACGCGGTGCTTGACGCTCGTGGTATAAATTTAAATAAAAATCTAAATAAGTTCTGGGGAGCTACGTTGGTAAGTAGGTCTGCTGAAATGTTAAACGCTCCGTACCGTGTTCATCACGTCCGCCCATATCATTCTATTCAAATTGTAAAAACTGACGGAGCCGTTCGTCTGGGTTCAAGCATAAGTAAAGATAAAGAAAAATGTAAGCTTCAAGTATTTGATATGTTGGACTTGGCTGAAAAACTTGGGTTAGTGTCTGAAGTTAATGATTGGTCTTTGTCTATGGGCGTTAGGACGCAAACTGTAAGTAAAGATGTTATCGTTCCAAGTGTGAAAGAAAATTTTACTTCTATTGGTGGCTTGCATAGAGTTGGCTATGGTCTTGCTCCGTCTTTAATTGCTAGGTGGCTTGATTCGTTATGTTAAATACTTTTTATATTATTGGCGCTCCAGCGTGCGGTAAATCTACTCAAATGGAAAAAATAATGCACGGCTGGGAAGTTGTTGAACAATTTACGAAGCCAATTAGATACACCGTGTATCGTTCTGGTAAAAACTTAAATATATATTTAGGTAAAAAGCACGAAGTTTTTTCTGGTACCGATACTCTTTCTTTTACTGCAATTAAGTTTATGAACGGTTTGTATTCTGCTTGGTCAAGTCTTGAGAAAATTAATTGCGTTGTTGCTGAGGGCGATAGGTTGGCTAATGCAAAGTTCTTTGATACTGCTAAACGTTATGGCGATTTACATTTGTTAAGTTTAGAACTTGACGAACTTGTTCGTAATGAACGTGCTGAAGCTAGGGCAAAGGCAAACAATTTAGATGTCCAGAATTATGAGTGGGTTAAATCTCGAATAACAAAACATAATAAACTTGCTGAACAATATGGCGCTTATCGGATAGATTGCACTGGTAAAGGTAAAGATAAAGTCTTTGTGGAAATTGCTGAAAAATTTAGTAACATTGGGTTATGAACGCACTAATTGAATTAATTAAACAAATAGATATAAGTAAATATAGTCAAGACGAATTTAGAGCGATTGTCGATGAAATTGTTTTGCATTGGAAAGCTAATAACTTTGATAAGGTTCTTGATAAGTCTGGCTGGCTAGACATTGGGGGTTCTGGTTGATTGATATAAGGTTAAGAAAAAAAATTTCTCAAGAGGAGCTTGACCAAAAAAAAGGCAAGATACTTACTGACGAGGATTACAATTTATTAATTCATAAAGATACTACCGTGCGTGGTTTAGACGGTCGCGTAATTGCCGTCTTTCAAAAAGGTGTTATACCTGATTCTATTGTTGAGGAAACTTACGAAACTTTACACGAATTAAAAGGTTATCAAACTAACAATAGAGGTCTTGCTTCTGGAACTCCGCGCCTTACTAAGAAACAGGGTATGCGTTCTGCTTCTGCTAAAAGTATTTCAAGCGCTATTGTTGGAAGCTTCGACGCTATGGGCGCAAAACAATATTGTAGGCTTACTGCGTTTAGTGGTCGTGAAATGGACAAGTATAAAAAGCTCTTTCCTCTATTTGTCTTTATTGGCGACGAAATGAAAAAGGTAGCACCCGATAGATACAACGCTCAAATGGAATTTGTTAATCGAACTCATCAAGATTGGGTTATTCCTAATACGCCATTTACTACGGTAACTGTTAATAACTCCTACCCTACTGGCGTTCATACCGACAAAGGCGATTTAGACGAGGGTATCTCTACTCTTGCTTGTATTAAAAAAGGCGATATAGCTGGTGGGTATTTGGTTCTGCCTGAATATCGTATTGCTTTTAAAATGGAACATAAAGACTTGCTTATCTTTGACGCTCACCAATGGCACGGAAATACAGAGCTAATTAAAAATACTGAGGACGGCGAACGTATTTCTGTTGTTTGTTATTACCGTACCCGTATGGAAAATTGTGATTCTATGGAAAGCGAATACATTAAACGCTTAAAGGTTCAAGAAAAAAAATTAGTTAATGATTGAGTGGGAGCCTAACGAATCCTACGCCGAATTTAAAGCTCGCAAATATGCTGGGCGTTCTGGTATGGGACAACCAAATTCTAATAAACGTATGGCGGGTAAATGTCCTAACACGGACGAAATTAAAACTAAGTGTAGTTGCCGTACTTGTATCAATAGACGTAATCGTTCTAAAGGTAGGCGCAAACAAAATCTAGCTCGTAAAAAACTAGGAATACCAGATAATCGTTTTCACGGTGCTGACGCTCACGAGGAAAATTGGGCTACAGGTTTAAGGGTTGAAGTTAAAGCTGGAAAACAAGTGGAGCCTTTAAAGAAAATATTTTATAAAAGCAAATTACAATCTGATACTTCACATAGGGCTTTCGGTGGTATGGGCAAACCGTTTATTCAAGTGTCTATGCCTGACGGTTCCTCTAAAGGTATTGTTAGTTTTGAACTTGACGATATTGAAAATGTTTGTGTTGAGGTTTTGAAAAACTTTGGTTACGAATTTGGGGATTGAGATGTTCAACTATGGCGAAGCTTTTGAAGTTAATACTTCGGAAAGGCACCACGTCCGTAGTTCTCCTACGACTCTATTTCTCTAGGTTCCCCAATTCTCTTTAGCTTGGACTATAAGGATTTTTCTCTGGGTATTCTGTACCGCAACGATTACAATAACTAAAATCATTATCGAATTTAATTATCTGTAAATGGTTTTCTGAATCGCACATAGGCGCTTCTTTTGGTACTTGCTCCTCTAGTAATTGTCCTAACGCCGTCCAATGCTTAACAAGTGCATAAGGCGTAATAGTCATATTAGACCATTTGGATTTATAAATCAAAACTCTTTCAAGTATGTCATCATAAGTCGCTTCTGCTTCGTGCAATTGTTTTGCGCATTTATTGAATCCGCCAATCTCGGTCTTTGTAGTTGGCTTGTAAAAAGCTTCTACAAGTGCCGAATATTGTTCGGCAAACTTACTATGGTTATATGACTTTAGTTTGTAGCTCTCTGGAGAACTGCCCTCTAGCTCATATTTGGTCTGGGGTGGTTCGTATGTGAAAGCTGGAACCGTCATCAACGTATATAAGTTGCTGGTTTGCTCGCCCGTAGCTTTGTTGTACCGAGCTTCTACTGTTATTGCTTTAATGTCTTTTAATTCCTCTAAAGCTCTTTTAACTGTTGAAGCGCTGACTTGCATACGTTTTGCTATCGTGTTGATAGCTGGGTAGCAGGTCTTGTCGCTTTTGTCTGCGTATCGGTGCAACGTAGCGTAAAGGCGGACGGCTTGAGCGGATATTGGCGCGTCAATTATCCACTCTGGAACAATGGCGAAATATAAATCGCTTTGTATCTTATTGCCGTCCGTCATTTTAAAATGGTGCTTCTAGTGGAGTTCCGTCTGAATCTTTCTTGACTTCGTCCATAGGTTTTGCTACTGGCTTTTGTCCGTCAATAATCTCTTGCATTTCGCCGATTAATGAGGAAGCCAAGCCCATTTTCATATTATCTTTAATTAATCCTGCAAAGCCGTTTTGCTGGTCTGCTGGTAATTCGCCTACTAATTTGTTAAGTAGCCATAGTTGTTTATCGCTGACGGGTGCGTCTGGATTTTTAACTGTTGCCTTATTTCCATTAGTAGTTTTCTTGTAATTATCTTTTGGCTGGAAGTTAGGTTTCCCGTCGCTCTTGACAACGGTGGTCTTACTTTCATTACCATAAGATTTGATAATATCGTCTGTCCATTGTTGCGTAAGCTCAAAGACTTGTTCAACCGTAATCTTATTAGCTACGGCTAAATCAATAGCGCCTTTGAAACAACATTGAGCGACAATAATGTTATCGTTCTTGTTCATTGCTCCTGCTTTCTAGACTAAACGCAAAACGGATTGCCCGTTCTCGTCGTCGTCTGGTTTAGATACAAGATAAAAAACAAAATGACCTTGCTCTTTACCCTGTACGGTTTCGATAATCCACCCGTCGTTATGACGTAGATTATGTATTATTGCGCCAAATCTTGTGCAACGTAAATCAAATACGAACTCGCCATTTGATATTGGCGTGCTATTTCTGTATTTGACCAACACGTATGCTACAAGCTGGCTTTTATTTTTAACGTAAGCTGGTATCACTTCGCCTCTGAAGTGGCTTACTATATTTCTAGTTTTCATAGTTCTCCTATTTTTCTAGTTGTTAAGCGTGTGCCTAACGAGGAAGCTACTAGCGTTGTGTTGATACACAAAGGGGTTACAGGGTTGTGCTAATAACTTCCTCGCTAGACACTTGGTCTAGCGTTGCCCTACTGGGAATTTGGTTTTACCCAAACTGTTGGAAAATCTTTTTCATATTGATTTACCAATTTTTCTAACTCGGTCGTCTTGGTTCTGCGTAATGTTCTTTCTATTGAGTCGAGCATATTATCTTGCTCAAGCCAACTTTGTATTGAAAAAACTACGTAGCCAAATAAACCAGTTACGATTATTGCTTCAATCCACATTTCTAGTGGTACGTTATTAACCATTAGAACTGTGCCTCGATATGCTTGCGTTCCTCGTCAAGTTTATCTGCAATCTTGATATTAAGTTTGTATCTATTTAATATGTTCAAGACTTTGCAAAGTTCCTCGTGAGAAGCCGACAAGACTTGACGATAGACTAGGCTACCGTTAATGGAATCATTTTCGCGTAGCTTTTCGGCTAATGGTTGCAAGCAAACTTCTTGTATGCTTGTAAATATATCATCAACCAAATCGCTTGCGCTTGGTTCCGTGTCGTACTCTGGTACTTTGTATTCTGTACTCATTTCATACTCTTTCTAACACTCTTGCTAACTAATCCGTGTGCGGATTCGCTACTAACTAAAAGTCCATTGACTTTCCTGAGTGTATTTTTCTTTTTAGACTTCATCGCTCTACGTTGATGTCTGTTCATTAATACCACGCTCCTAACTGGATTTCGTCGCCAAACTTATTACGAAGCTCCAGCATATAGCTGAAAAACTTTCGTAAGTTAATCTGGTTTTGTACTGTAATTGTATGACCATACTCGTTGATATAGTCTTTCTCTGCATAATCGTTGATAAACATTTGCGCTACTACTTTTGCGTAGTCGTGGTCTGACCACTCGTCGCTCTTGTATAAATCAACGAAACATTTTTCTTTTAAAAGCTTTGCATACACTTTGCCTCTAAAAGAGTTTGAATCGCTTGTCGCAATTCCGCCAATAAGGTTCTGACAAAGGCTTGCAAGTTTGTCATCTACCATAGGTAAATAAATCTTGTCGCCCGCGTCGTCAATTTCGTGGGTATATTGAAACACAATATTATCCAATCCCATTATTCCTCACTTTCTTTTTTTAGTTCTGAAGCCTGAACGATTGAATATCTAAATTCTTTCTTTTCGGCTTCTGTTCTTTTGTTGTTATATAATTTGGTTTCCGCATTAATCCAGTTTTGAATTACTTCTGCGGGGTTACTTAAAGTTGGTTCAAGCATAATTGTATCTGTGTAATACAAATTTCTCATTACTGGTTCGTAAGGGTGTTGCTCTTGCCTCTTTATAGTTTCCTTATACACAACGTAAATTAATTCTATCATAAATTAATTACCTCATTCTTTCTGGTCGTAAAGACCATAAGGCGCTTACGTGAATAAGCGCCCTAGCTCTTTACAAAGCGCTAACTAATCTTTGTGCTTTTAGAGTTAGTGTTTGTCCGTCGTTAATGAAGTTCTTTGCTTGTCGCTCTAACTTCTCGCCACGACTCTTTTGTTGCCATAACTCGTAGGAATTGAAAGCGTTGATAACGCCCCAAGCTGAACCTTTATGAAGTTCGCCGTTCCAATTCTTTGTTATGTCGCTAACAATTCTTTCGTAATTGTTTGCGGTTCTTGGTTTTTCCATTTCCTCATCACTTGGTCTTGGAAATAGTTTTTCCATAATTGAGTTGAACTCTGCGTTAGTAACTTCTTTGTTAATAAGTCTTTCAACTTCATCTTGGAAAGCTTCGTAATACTTGCTTACGAAGTTTAATGTTTCCCTAGCTTGCTGAACTTTGCCCGCTATACCAGAAGTGTGTCGCATACTGAACTGTTGTGAAGCTCCGTTTAAAGCCATACGTAAAGTGTTTTGACAAACAACTCTTACTGGTGTCATTGTAACTTTTAACGCGGAACTTCCGTCGTGTGAGTTAGACAACAACACATAAGGCTCGAACATATCTGGTTGGAATGAATTGTTTTCTAATGAATCTAACTTCATTAAAATCCAAACAATCTTACCGTCTGCTATGCTTCCAGCGGTTTCGTATTTGGCTTCGCCACTTCCTACTAAAGCGTCCATAAAGTTAAACGCTTCACTATTTTGTACTGGTGTATATCGGTTGCCGACAACACCCAAGCAACTCTCGTCGCTGGTTCGTACGGTTGCGTAGTGGCTGGGCGCTTTATGTTCAGCGCCAAAAGTTGTATCACTTGTGTAATACAAGTCTTTCAATTTGACTTTCCAATCAAGTCCAGCTTCTACTATTGCGTCGGCGCTTGTTAAGACGCCGTCTGTAACTGTTCCCAATTTGTGCCAAGGTGTTTCCTTAGCTGAGAACATTGTTTCTATATTTGCTACCATTTGTGGTACCTCATTTCTTTCTTTTAGTTTATTTATACTGTTGGTCAAAGACCATAAAGCGCTCTCATAATAAGAGCGCTCTAGCTCTTTACCCGTTGGTAATACAATGGTCATATCCTGACCAATTTTTCTTGCCGTACCAAGTGTCAAGCACGTCAAGTCCGTCGATATAATTAATTAATTGTTTTACGTCTGTAAAACTTCTAATTTTTTTCCAATCAATATCGCTCTTGCCTGCTCTGTCTGGTTTATACCCAGAGCATTTATGGTCAAATACTAAATGTAAAACATATTTACTATCTAAACCGTCGCCCCAAGTAATGTCTGTGTAAGGTTGGCTATTAAAAGCTTTTCTTACTTTTGCATTGTTCTTAAATATAAAAGTAGTTGAACCAATGTCGTCGTGGCTTCCACCAAATACTAAAACTTGGTCGCCATTTGTAAAGTCAATAACTTTCCATACGTCATAGTTGTTTGCTTTTATATCTTTTACTATTGCGTTGAAATCTTTCTTAATGTTGAAATCAACGTCTTTGTTATATGTTTGTAATGTAGCCACGCTACACCTCACTTTCTTTTTTTTAGTTTTTACTTTTGGTCTAAAGACCATAAAGCGCTCCCGTTAAGAAGCGCTCAAGCTCTTTAGCATTTTATGAATCTACGGTTAGCCATATCGTCATAAAGGTTTTCCATACCAAGTGGATTATGCTCATAAACTGATAATGAAAGTTTGTAACATAATACAAATCTCCATTTACCAATTTTAAGTTTGAGTTGTGCAACTCGTCCGCTCTTTGCTAATATATTGAATTCCATTTTGGAACTCCTTTCTTTTTTAGTTTGTACTTTGGTTCTAAGAACCACAAAGCGCTCTCGTTAAAGAGCGCTCAAGCTTCTTAGCTAATTAGCAACCAGCGTTGATTGCATTTTTGATTTCTTGTACTAATACGTTTGTATTGATTTTTTTTGTATTAATGTTTGTGTTGGTGTCTAACCAATAAATCATATCATTGACATCAAAGTCTAAGCTTATCGGATAGTTGAACCATAATTCATTAATTGCTTCGCTTGTTTCCTTATTCATTGTTTTCTCCATTTCTTTTTAAGTTTGATACTTTAATAAGT